TTAAGCCCCACCGCTTGCTTCGTAGGGCTTGAACCGAATAACTTCTTCCCCCACCCAGTCGTTCAACTGAGTCATCCGCGTCTGAATCGGCTCCAACTCATTGGCAACATAAATCTGCGCCGCCTCCCGAATCGACCCAAACCCGCCAGCATTCTGCGGAACAATCCCCATCAACTGCGGCGGAATCCGTAGGCTCGCCAATACATCATCCCGCGTCTGATTCTTGATCGAGTTGAATTCATCTTTCGCCGCGACCTCGCTGACGGGGATCAGCTGGATCCCGTCCTTCTTGCCGGTGGGCGAGTAGACGAACAAATTCCGAAAATTCCCCGGCCCCTTCGATTCCTTCAGTGCCTTGCGCAACGCGTCAATGTCCGCCTCGGTCTGTGCCGCGTCTGTCATGTACAAGATGAACCCTGCATGGCTTCCGTTCTCGTAGTATTTGCGCCGAAACAACGTCGCTGACTCGTTCAAAAGCGCCGACTGCAACGCGCTGATCCACTCCGGCAGTCCATAAATCTCCTGATGCAGATCCGCCTCCCGCAGGTGAAAAATACTGTCCGGTTCAAAGGCGTGTTCATCCTTCCACCCCCGCACCTGGTAAAACTGCCCTTCCGGCCCGGCGCGCATATACTTGGCCAGCGGCGTCTCCAGCTTGCGAATCCCACCCAATCGCGAACGACGGCCCTCAAGGTAGCCATTGCCCAGGCACAGGAAGTCCAAAGCAAACTGCTCAAACGAAGCCCGCGATAGCAGCGGATGCGGGATAAATGTCTTGCTCAACAAATTGCGCTTGAACATCAACCCGGAATGCAGATGCACACTCGCCCCCACCGACCGGGCCAGCCCATCCAGCGACAGCGGCGGCTCATACCACCGCCCGTTGAACCAGCACTCCAAGTAATCGAAAACCTCCCGACCACCCAGCACGGGCGTCGGCTCACCGAAGGAAAACACCTGAGTCCCGGCGCCTGTGGCGGGTGTGGTCGCGGGCAACGTCTGGTTGGCCATTTGTTCGGTCATCAGTAAATCTCCATGCGCCCGGTGTTGGCAGTGGTCTGCCCCTCAAGCGGTTCGTGGTGCAATGCGTGAAAGAGCGCCCAGGCCAGGTCGGCGTGGCCGGTGTTGTCGTTGCGGCCGGCGGTGTAGGTGTACTGGCGACCGCCGGCGGTGACGGTCTTGCGGATAGCCATCAGCGACTGGACCATGTCGGTCCAGCCGGCATCGAATTCGAGCCGGCCCTTGTGGATCACGTCGTAGGCCTTGAGTACCAGGCGGGTTTTGACTTCGGGCGAGTAGCTGAAGGTGGTCACCGCCGGGAAGAACTGGCGCACCAGCTGGGCCACGCCGCTGCCCAGACCGGTGACGTCAATTCCGATGTACGTCACCCAGTAGCGGTCGCAGACGCTTTTGATGAACGCGGCCTGCGCGGCGAAGTCCATGCCACGGAACTGGTGGCGTTCGAGGATGCGGAATTTGCCGCCCGGCACCAGCGGCGGCGCGACCACGACCATGCCAGAACAGTCGCCCGTCTCGGCGGGGTCGTAACCGATCCACACCTGACGGTCGCCAAACGGGCGCATGGCGAAGGGTTTGTAGTCCTCGGCCCACTCGACCCAGCTATCCACCATGCAGGACTGCAACAGGGTCAGCGGGAAGATGCTCGCACCGTCGTCGACGAACTCACACATCAGCAGGTTGGCGAACGCCTCGGGGCTGTATTCGCGGCGCAGTTCCTCGATATCGAACAGGTCACAACCGCCCCGCTCCGCATCCAGAATCGTGACGATCTGCCGCCACAACCGATCCTCGCAGAACCGGCCCTGCTGCAATGAGCCATGGGAAACATCCACCTTCGTATGCTGCGCGGCGGGCTTGCCCTTGTTGAATCGCTCGCCCGTCCAGAAGGTGTAAGCCTCGTGGGCCATGCTCGATGGCGTGGAAAAGTAGGTCTTGCGCCACTTCTTGTGCATCGCCATGCCCGAGGCGACCTTGTTCAGCTCCTCGAACTTGAACGTCCAGAAGAATTCGTCGAAGTAGAAATTGCCGTGGTAGCCCTGGGCAGTACGGGCATTGGTACCGAGGAAAAACAGCTCGGCACCGTTGGGTAAAACGATGGGATCACCGGTCAACTCGACGCCGATCACCTCGCGGGCGAACGCCTGAATGTAGCCCCGGAACAGATAGGCCTGGTTCTTCGAGGCCGACAAAAAAATCTGGTTGCGCCCCGTGTCCAGCGCATCAATGAACGCCTCACGGGCGAAGTAGTAAGTCGCGCCAATCTGCCGGCTCTTGAGGATGACGCGGGTGCGCTGATTGCCGGCCCGGTACCAGTCTTTCTGGTAGTCGAAACAGCCATCGATAAAGGCCTCGCGCAGCAGCTCGATCTGGTCTTCGTCAATCTCGTTTTTGACGGCCTTTTTCTTCGGCTCGGCGTTGCGTTTCGCCAGATTCGGATTGAGGTCGGTTTCGGTACCGCCACCCTGAAAGCGCTGGATGCGCGCCTGCCTCTCCAACTGCCGGTGCAGCAAATCAATCTCTTTGAAGTCGCCGCCGCTTTTCCCCTCCTTGAGGATCAGTTGCACCAACCGCGCTTCCAGTGCCCCACCGATGCGCTCGACGTTGTCGGCCCGGTCCCACTCGTCGCGTGCCTTCCAGCTGTGTAGCGTTTTTTCCTTTTCGCCCGTAGCCTCGGCAATCTCGCAGATGCGCCAACCCATCCAGTAGAGAAACTTGGATTGGCGGCGGGGATCGATGGGCAACAGTGCGGTCGTAGTCATGGCCGCGATGCTGCCGCCCGCAACCGCGACTCAATAGCACCGCCCCTTGTAACCCCCGCCCTTACAGTCCCGCCTCGTTGCCGCAACTCGCGCGCGTCACGACCATGCCCCTCATCGCAACGCACTGCTTAGCCAACAGCAGGCGTCCCAAGCAATGAGGATTCCCGGCATGAAGAAATTTCGCAGCAACTGGTTCCGCGTCGCCGTCGAGGGCGCTACCTCGGACAAGCGCACCATCAAACGCAGCTGGCTGGAGCAAGCCGCGAAGAACTTCAACCCCGCCACCTACGGCGCGCGCATTTGGTTGGAGCATTTCCGCAGCCTGCTGCCTGACAGCCCGTTCAAGGCCTACGGCGATGTGGTGGCCGTGAAAACCGAAGAAGTGGACGTGAACGGCCAGAAAAAACTGGCCCTGTTCGCGCAGGTCGAGCCGACCGCCGACCTGATCGCCATGAACAAGGCGAAACAGAAGATCTACACGTCCATCGAAATCGATGACAGCTTCGCCGACACCGGCGAGGCCTACATCGTCGGTCTGGCGGTCACCGACTCACCGGCCAGCCTCGGTACCGACGTCCTAGCGTTCTCAGCACAGAAACCCGACGTCAGCCCGTTCAAGGATCGCCACTACTCCGCAACCTCTATGTTCACCGAAGCGCTGGAGACCGAGCTGACCTTCGAGGAAATCGAGGACAAACCAAGCCTCGGCGCCCAGCTTTTCAGCAAGGTACAAGCCCTGTTGGGCGGCAAACAGGCCAAGGATGACGCCGAGTTCTCGCAGATCAGTGAGGCCGTCGAAGCCGTGGCCGTGCACGTCAAAGATTTGCCCGACCAACTCGCCGCCGAGAAGAAATTCTCCGCAGGCCTGAGCACCAAGCTTGATCAACTGAGCAAGGACTTCACCGAGTTGAAGGGCAAGCTCTCCACCACCCAAGACCACAACCAAAAGACCCGCCCTCCGGTAACCGGTGGCGACAACAAGGTCATGACCGACTGCTGACAGTCGGCCCACCCACAGCCCCGATCAACGAAGGACGATATCCATGCGTAACGACACTCGCGAACACTTCAACGCTTACCTGAGCCAGTTGGCACGCCTCAACGGCGTGTCCTCGACCGCCGCCACCTTCGCGGTCGATCCGACCGTGCAGCAAACGTTGGAAACCCGCATGCAGGAATCCAGCGAATTCCTCGGCCAGATCGGCATCATCGGCGTCGATGAGCTGCAGGGCGAAAAAGTTGGTCTTGGCGTCAGCAGCACTATCGCCGGCCGCACCGACACCACCGGCAATGGTGTGCGCCAACCTCGCGACGTGTCGTCGCTGGACAAGAAAGGCTACGAAGCCAAGCACACCGACTTCGACACCGCGATCCGCTACGCGCAGCTCGACGCATGGGCGAAGTTTCCAGACTTCCAGGCACGCCTGCGCGACGCGATTCTCAAGCGCCAAGCCCTCGACCGCATCATGGTCGGCTTCAACGGCGTCAGCGCTGCCGCCACCACCGACCGTCAGGCCAACCCACTGCTGCAGGACGTCAACATCGGCTGGCTTCAGCAGTACCGCACCAATGCCCCTGCCCGCGTTCTCAAGGACGGTAAGGCTGCCGGCAAGATCGTCATCGGTACAGGCGCAAGCGCGGACTACAACAACCTCGACGCCCTGGTGTTCGACGCCGTCGCCAACCTGATCGACCCGTGGCACCGCAAGGACCCGGGCATCGTGGTCATCCTCGGCAGCAACCTGGTGCACGACAAATACTTCCCGCTGATCAACAAGGAACAGCCGGCATCCGAGAAGCTGGCCACCGACATGATCCTGTCGCAAAAGCGCATGGGCGGTAAGCAACCGGTCGAAGTCCCGTATGTGCCGGACGGTGCAGCGTTGATCACCTCACTGGCCAACCTCGCCATCTACTGGCAGATCGGCGGGCGTCGTCGCTACGTGAAAGAGGCGCCGGAAAAAAACCGTATCGAGAACTACGAATCCAGCAACGACGCCTACGTCGTCGAGGATTACGGCCTCGGCTGCCTGATCGAAAATATCGAACTTGAGGCTTAAGCCATGGCCAGCAGCCTCGCCAAACAGCACTTCCAACGAGTTACTGCCGCCATCGAGGCGGCAGCGACTGAGCCGACTCAAACCATGGCCGGCGCCACGGCCTACGAACATCAGCTCAACCAGCTGCTGCAAGACCGCCTGCGCCTGAAACAGGTGCAATCGAACCAAGGCAAAGCGGAACTCAAGCGTCAGCTGCTGCCCGAATACATCCCCTATGTGCAAGGCGTGCTGGACGCCGGCCAAGGCGCCCAAGACGAAGTGCTGACCACCATCATGGTCTGGCGCTTCGATGCCGGCGACTTCACCGGTGGCCTCGACATCGCCCAGTACGTGCTGCAACACAAGATGGTCATGCCAGATCGCTTCGCCCGCACGCTGGGCTGTCTGGTAGCAGAAGAAGTCGCGACCGCCGCGTTCAAGGCGCAGAAAGTCGGCGAACCGTTCGACCTGGTCATCCTGCACCGCACTGCTGAGCTGACCGACGCCGAAGACATGCCGGACCAGGCCCGCGCCAAGCTGTTCCTCGCCATGGGCCGGGCAACGCTGGAAGGCATCACCGACGAAAAGCCCGGCCAACCGGGTCAGGTGCAAGCCGGCATCGACTTGCTGAAAAAAGCCATCGACCTGCACGACGCCTGCGGTGGCAAAAAGGATCTGGAGCGGGCCGAACGCCTGCTCAACAAACTTGCTGCCGCTGGCAGCTAACCGAGCGTCCCCACGCACCCCGCCGGCTCGGGGCGGATCGGCCAGGCCGCTCCTCCTGAACGTGAAGCCCCGACCACCGGCGACCTACAACAGAGCGCAGATTCATGAGCGGATTCGTAGCGGGCGGCAGCACTACTCCGGCCTCCAGCGGCCACATCAACACCGACCGCTTCTGGCCGTCGATCGACCTCGACGACGTGCGCGGCACTTTGCGCATCGACTCCAGCGTCACGCCGATCCGTCTGGAAACCGCGACCATCGCCGCCGCCATCAGCGTGAACCGCGAGTTCGCCGCATGGCGCCGCGCCAAGCAGGCCGAAGGCTACGACACGCTTGCAGACGTACCGGCCGAGCAGATCGAGGACAAGTCTGAACTCGTTCACCTCTATCAGCGGGCGATCTACGCCGCGACCGGTGCGGAAATCTGCGAGCGCTATCGTTCCTACGACAGCACCAACAGCGGCAACCAAAACGCCGAAGAACTGACCCCGAGCATCGACGAACTGCGCCGCGACCAGCGCTGGGCCGTGCGCGACTTCCTCGGCCTCGGCCGCACCACCGTGGAGTTGATCTGATGGCCGTCAGCATCCGCGCGCAGCAAAACGACACCGTTGATGCCCTGTGCTGGCGTCACTACGGCCGCACCGCCGGTGTAACCGAAGCAGTACTCGACGCCAACCCCGGCCTTGCCGACCACGGCCCGACCTTGCCGCAAGGCCTCCTGGTGCAAATGCCAGAAGCCCAGGCCGCCGCCCCGCAACGGCAAATGGTGAACCTATGGGACTGAAGCGCCCGCACCACGCCATTGAACCCAACCACTCTGGATCATGGAATGAAACGCATGCCTGACCGTCCCGACACCTGGGCCTGGCTCGCCGCCTGGCTCGAACAGAACTGGCCCACCCTGTATGCCGGCTTGTTGGCCCTGGTCATCGCGGGGCTTCGCGTCATTTACGGTGGTGGTACCTGGCGCCGGATGCTGATCGAAGCGCCGCTTTGCGGTGCCCTCGCCGTTTCCGTCAGCCACGGGCTGTCGCTGCTGGGGATACCCGTCTCGACCGCACCATTCTTCGGCGGCGCCATCGGCCTGCTGGGAGTCGAAGGTACCCGCGCCGCAGCAAGGAAGTTTTTCACCCGCAAGGTAGAACAGCTGTGAGCGCCCTATTTCACCAAGGAGGCAGCATGAAAAGTACGCACGAAACGCTTGCGCAACGAGTCGAGCAACTTGAGAAATTCCGCGTGGAAGTTCTGGCTATTTGTGAGAGCGGCAAACACCGAATCAAACACACACAGTTACAGATGTGCAGCTTCCTCGATCGCCTTAAGAGCCAGGCGCTTGAAGCACAACACTTCAAATGCCCAGACAACTCAGAAGTACTGCAGATCGAAGTCGAAGCCCGCCGAATCTACGAAAGCTGTGCAAAAAAACCGGGCTTCGTACCTTGGGAGGCCGGCGGAAATTCGACCATGCAGGAAGTCGCGAGAGCCGAAGCTCGGCGGCTTTGTTCCGAAGCATCCAGCAATAACGCACCCACCTGCTGAGGGCCAACGCATGAGCACGATTTTACGTCATGGGGATCGCTCACAAGCGGTGCGTATCCTGCAAAAGAATCTCAACCAACAAGGCGCCAAGCTGGAAATCGACGGTGATTACGGCGATGCCACAGAGGCCGCCGTGCGCGCTTATCAGCTCAAAGTCGGGCTGGTCGTTGACGGCGTCGCCGGCAACAAGACGCAGGCCGCGCTCGCCGGTAATGACTGCCAGCAATTGCTGAGAAACACCGACCTGGTCAGCGCCGCCGAACGTCTCGGCGTGCCGCTGTCCAGCGTTTACGCCGTCAATGAAGTCGAGTCGAAGGGCAATGGCTTCCTCGACAATGGCAAGCCGGTGATTCTGTTCGAACGACACATCATGTATCGCCAACTGTCGAAGGTGCGGCATGAAGGCGACGATCCGGCAGCGTTGAAACTACACGCTGACCAGTTGGCCGCGACCAATCCTGCAATCGTCAATCCGAAATCGGGTGGCTATGCCGGCGGCAGCGCCGAACACCAGCGCCTGGCAAACGCTCGCTTGATCGATGACACCGCCGCACTGGAGTCCGCCTCCTGGGGCGCGTTCCAGATCATGGGCTTTCACTGGCAGCGCCTGGGCTACAGCAGCGTGCAGGCTTTCGTCGCGGCCATGAACGCCGGCGAATCGCAGCAGTTCGATGCGTTCGTCCGCTTCATCGAGACCGACCCGGTGCTGCACAAGGCGCTGAAGGGCCGCAAGTGGGCCGAGTTTGCCAAGCTGTACAACGGACCGGATTACCAGCGAAACCTGTACGACATCAAACTCCAACGGGCCTACGAACGGCACGACGACTGCGGTTGTGGGCAGGCGGTGGCAGCATGATCGACTTCGACGCGGTGCAGCGGCTGAATGTCCAAGACGGCGATCTGCTGGTAGTGCCGGAGGACAGCGATCAGCAGGACATGGTGCAGCTGCGCGATGCGCTCCGCATCCAGAATCCTCAACGCAAAGTCATCATCATTCGTGGCCCGATCCATCACATGGTTATCGGCGACATGAATCAGCTCGGCTGGTACCGGGCGTGAGCGTCCTACGGCAGGCCTTGCTCGGTGTTGCATTGCTTGCAGCGCTGGGGCTGCTGATCTGGAGCCAGGAGCTGCGCATCAGCGGGGCGAACAAGGACACCCGACTGGCCGAGCAAGACGCCAGCCGCGCTCAAGAACAAGCCGAACACAACCTCGCCAACGCCAACGCGTTGCGCGACACCCTGCAACAGGAGCGCAACGCCCAGGCCACGCTGCGCGCGCAGCAGGATCAACTGCGCCAAGGCCTGGCAAAGCGCGAACTCACCATCGAGGCTCTGAAACGTGAAAACGCCGATCTACGTAACTGGGCTGCACAGCTTTTGCCTGATGCTGCTCGCCGGCTGCGCGAGCGCCCCGCCCTCACCGGCGCCGACGCTTATCGTCAGTGGCTGTCCGGCCGTGGTGCCGTGCACGCTACCAGCGACCAGCCCACGCAGTAACGGTGATCAGCTCACCGACCAGGATCGCGTTGAGGCTGCGTGGGCAGACTGCGCGAGCCAAGTAGACATGGTTTACCAACATCAGCAGGCCCGACCATGAACAAGCCTGACAGCCTGAAAGCCCACTTGCTCGCTACCGTGGCCGAACTCAAGCACAACCCCGACCGACTGTTGATCTTCATCGATAACGGCAAGATCCGCTGCACCGCGGCTCACACGCTATCGTTCGAGTACAGCTTCGACCTGCAGGTCATCCTCACAGACTTCGCCGGCCACCCCGATAGCATCATGTTGCCGCTGCTGGGTTGGCTGAGTGTCCATCAGTCCGAGCTGTTGGAGAACCTGAGCAAGGCCGCTGACGGCATTCAGTTCGAGGCTGACATTCTCGATAACAGCAAAGTAGATATGAGCTTGACGCTGCCCCTTACCGAGCGCGTCGTGGTGCGTAAGGACGACCAGGGCAACACCACGATCCGCCATGCCGGCGAACCGCAACGGGCTGCCAACTTCCTCGATCCGAACTGGATTCCCGGCGCCCAAGGAACGGGTAGCGAGTGGGTATTACCGGAATGACCAACCGACTAGAAGCGCTGGAGGACTGGGCAGCGGGATTGCTCGGGCAGCTTGAGCCGGCATCGCGTAACAAGCTGGCCCGCAGCATCGGTCAGGCTTTGCGGCGCAGTCAGCAGCAACGAATTATTGCTCAGCAGAACCCGGACGGCAGCAAGTACGCGCCAAGAAAGCAGCGCAACCTCCGTGGCAAGCATGGCAGAGTGAAGCGGAAGGTGAAGATGTTTCAGAAGCTGCGCACGGCTAGCTTTTTCAAGGTTCAGGGCGACAGTAACGCTATCAGCGTCGGATTCGTGGGACGAGTCGCCCGCATTGCCCGGGTTCATCAGTACGGACTAAGAGATCGAGCTGCGCCCGCAGCACCGGAAGTGAAATTCGAGCAGAGAGCAATCCTTGGCTTTACCGATGCCGAATTGGATCTTATTAGGGACCAGATGCTTACTTACTTCACTACTCGAATGTAATTATTTCCCTTACAGGCGTATTTATTTCAATCAAAAACCAGTAAAAACCATCCGAGCGGGGCGAAAAGAAACCATCGTAGCAAGGGAGCAGATTAAAAGATGAAAAAGACTTTCAAGGCGCATTGCCCTCGTTGCGACGGGGAAAGGATCTGCTGGATACATGGTGAGTTTGAAAAACCATGGGATTGGGACGACGGCCAGCACACCATGTGGGGTCAGAGCGACTACAAGTTAGCGCAGTGCTGTGGTTGCGAGGAAGTTTTCTTTCATGAAAGCAGCTGGGATTCGGAGGATAGAGATTACGAGTACGATCCAAAAACAAGTCAAGAGATCGCCGTATTTCCGCGCACTATTACTACATTTCCTGCACCGAAAAAGGAAAGCAAACAACCTGACTGGGTTTGGGATATCGCAAAAATCGACCCTCAGCTGTTTACAATTTTGAGCGAGATGTATCAAGCATATGAGCATGGTGCATTCATTCTTGCATCAGTTGGTTTGAGGACGGCTTTCGACCGTACAACCGAAGTGCTTAAGATCGATCCGGAGCTGACATTAAAAGAAAAGGTCGCCCTACTCCGATACGACGGATATATAGGTGATACCGAATCGAAAACACTAGGAGTAGTCACAGATGCAGGGAGCGCGGCCGCACACCGAGCTTGGGCTCCTACGCAAAAAGAGTTTGAAACGTTATTGCAAACACTCGAACTTTTCATTCAGCACACGGTAGTGAGTGGCAAGTCAGCTTTGAATATTGCAGATAGCATTCCCAAGCGTCCTCCTAAAAAACAAAAACCGAATAAAAAACCTAACGAATAATCCTAATCTTGTAGGACTTGAGCCTACAACACTTCAAAGCTGCGTTGTGGCACGCGTGGCGCCACCATCGGCGCCATGAACGACTTAGCCACCCTCGCCCGCCTGATCGAAAACCTCATCCGCCTCGGCACCATCGCTGCCGTCCAGATGAAGCCCCCGCGCGTGCAGGTCAAAACCGGAACCCTCACAACCGGCTGGCTCCCATGGATTGCCGCCCGTGCCGGAGCCGATCGGGAGTGGAATCCGCCAACTATCGACGAGCAAGTCATCCTGTTCAGCCCTTCCGGCCAACTCGGCAACGGCGTGGTCCTGACCGGCCTGTTCAGCGATAACATCCCGGCCAATGGCGACCGCGAAGGCCTGCAGCGAACCACCTACCGCGACGGCACCGTCCTCGAGTACGACAGCGTTGCGCACCACCTCAACGCTACTTTGGCCGAGGGCGGCACCACCAACCTGATCAGCAGCGGCGGCATCCACATCGTTGGCCCGATCACCCATGAGGGCGACTACACCCAAACCGGCAACCAGAATGTAACCGGCAAGGTCACCGTATCCGTGGACGTAGTCGCGGCCAATATCAGCCTGGTCAGCCACCCGCACGGCGGAGTCATGCCCGGCGGCGCCAAAACGGGGAAACCGGAATGAACCGAGAAACCGGTGCAGCCCTCGGCCTGGTCGAACACATAGCCCAGTCCATCACCGACATCCTGACCACTCGCATCGGCACCCGTGTCATGCGACGCGAATACGGCAGTCTGCTGCCCGAGCTGGTCGATCAGCCGTTTAACGACTTCACCCGATTGCAGGTCTACGCCGCCACCGTCATGGCCCTGATGCGCTGGGAAACCCGCATCAGCCTCAGCCGGATCCAGTTCATCGGTGCGAACCTTCAGGGCCAGGCGTCGCTGGAGTTTGAAGGCACCATCGTCGACAACAACCAGCCGCTGAGCCTGAGCGTGCCTCTGCAATTGGGGGGCAGTGTATGAACACTTTCGTAGCCATCGACCTCGGCCAACTGCCGGCGCCGCAGATCGTCGAACAGATCGACTATGAGCAGATCCTCGCCGAGCGTAAGGCCTACGCCGTCAGTCTTTGGCCTGCGGAGGAACAAGCCGAGATCGCTGCACGCCTCAACATGGAATCGGAGCCGCTGACCAAATTACTCGAGGAAAACGCCTACCGCGAAACCGTCTGGCGTCAACGCGTCAATGAAGCATCCGTCGCCAATATGCTCGCCTTGGCCAAAGGCACCGACCTCGAACAGCTTGCCGCCAATTTCAACGTCAAGCGCCTGGTGATTCAGGCTGCAAATCCAACAGCCGTGCCGCCGCTCCCCAAGCTGATGGAAAGTGACGACAGCCTGCGCGAGCGCGCACAGATGGCATGGGAAGGCCTCAGCACCGCCGGCCCGCGCAACAGCTACATCTTCCACGCCCGCTCTGCTGACGGACAGGTCGCCGACGCCACTGCCGAAAGTCCGGCCCCGGCCGAGGCTGTGGTTACGGTGCAATCCGTGCTGGGCGACGGTACGGCGTCACAGGCACTGCTCGACAAGGTGAAGGCCTATCTCAGCGACGATGATCGCCGACCGGTTGCGGATCGTCTGACGGTGCAAGGAGCGGAGATCATCAACTACCAGATCAAGGCCAAGATCTACCCGCTCAGCAACGGACCGGAAACCGAACTTGTCCTCGCTGCTGCAGAAGCCCAATTGCTCAAATTCGTGCACCGGCGGCGGCGCCTGGCGCTGGAGGTTTCAGAGTCGATCGTGCACGCCGCGCTGCACGTTGAGGGCGTGCGCAAAGTAGTGCTGGAGGACTGGGAAGACATCGTCGCCACCAAGTACCAGGCGCCGTATTGCACGAGCGTTGAACTGACGTTGGGGGTTGAATAATGACCTACCAGCCACTGCTACCCGGCAACTCGACCCCACTGGAACGTCAAGCCGCGCAGGCCTTGGCAGAAATTCAGCGCGTGCCGATTCCGCTGCGCACGCTCTACAACCCTGACCAGTGCCCCCTGCCCCTGTTGCCGTACCTGGCTTGGGCTTTCTCGGTAGATCGCTGGGACGGCAAGTGGCCGGAAGCCGCAAAGCGCGCTGCGTGCCGCGCGGCCTACTACGTCCACTCGCACAAGGGCACCATCGGCGCCCTGCGTCGGGTGGTCGAGCCTCTTGGCTATCTGATTGAGGTCGCCGAGTGGTGGCAGACCGTTCCACTTGGCACGCCCGGTACGTTCGCCTTGCGCATCGGCGTCCTCGACTCCGGCATCACCGAAGCGATGTACCAGGAACTGGTGTGGCTGATCGATGACGCCAAGCCCCTGACCCGCCACCTGACCAGCCTGGATATTGTCCTTGAAACCCAACTCGACGCGTTCGTTGGCTTTGCGGTTTATGACGGCGATGAGATCGACGTGTACCCCTGGAACAACCCGGACATCGATGTCTCGATCCGGGCCTACAGCGGCGTGAGCCTTTATACCCTCGACGAACTGGATGTTTACCCTCATGGTTGATCAGAACTCTATTTTCGGCGGCATGCTGACCACGCTGGGCGCCGCCAAGAAAACCAACTGCGACGCCCTCGGCATTCCGTGGGAACCGCGCTACATGCTGATCGGCGACGCCAACGGCACCGATCCGGTGCCCAGCCCCTCACAAACCAAACTGATCAATCAGCGGTACCGCGCCCAGCTCAATCAGCTGCGCGTTTCACCAACAGACGACAATGTCTTGATCGCTGAACTGGTACTACCTCCCGATGTTGGCGGATGGTGGATACGCGAATTGGCGCTCGAAGATAAGGACGGCGTGTTCTCAGCCGTGGCCAACGTGGCGCCAAGCTATAAGCCCTTGCTCGCACAGGGGTCGGGCCGCAACCAGGTTGTGCGCATGCACGTCATCACCAGCGGCACGTCGAACATTCAGTTGAAGATCGATCCGTCGGTGGTGCTGGCAACCCGTGAATACGTCGATACAAAAATTTTGGAAGAGCTTCATAAGCTCGATAACAAACAGTCAGTGCGGGTGGCTACAACGGCCAACATCGCGCTGACAGGGTTGCAGACCATCGACGGTGTCGCGTTGGCAGCGGGAGACCGGGTGTTGGTGAAGAACCAAACCTCCGCAAAGGACAACGGTATTTGGGTGGCGGCACCGGCAGGATGGACGCGTGCAGCGGATGCGGACAGCAGTGCCGAGGTAACGTCGGCGCTGTTGGTATCGGTCGAACAGGGCGCGACCTTGGCAGATAGCCGTTGGCAATTGATCACTGACGGCACGATTGTTCTGGGTACCACGGCGCTAACATTTCAAAACGTCACCTACGGTCTCGCGACACTGCTCTCCCCTGCATTTTTGGGTACGCCAACCGTACCTACGCCAGCCCAGTTCGACGCAAGCTCATTGGCGGTCAATGCCGCATTTGTGCAGCGGGCGCTGGGCAATTTCAGTGGACAAACGAGCATCAATGCACCGACCGCTTCACTGTCTCCGACTTTGGCTGGCCGCCGCATTGTCGTGACTGGCCCGGCAACCCTCACGCTGCCTTTATTGAGCGCAAGTCCTAGCGGCTCGAAGTTCTACATTCAGAATATCGGCACCGGTGATGTCGTGGTGACTCGACAGGGTGCGGACATCATCGTCGCGCTGGCAAGGACCCTGAACAGCGTCACCATTCCGATGCAATCAAACGGCGTGATTGCGTGCGGCGACACAAACTATGTGTTTGAGGAAGGTGTTGCGGCGCTGAAGTACGCGCCGGAGTTTGCCGCCGTGATGGGCACTGGTGCTGCGAATCAGCAGCTACCCGGGCTGATCATTAAGGCGGGGAATGTCTCTAACGCGTCGAATGCGGCAACGATCCCACTAACTTTTCCTGTTTCATTTCCCAATGCGTGTGTCGCGTTGGTACTGACACCCTGGCAAACCGGTGGATCTGCGTACTCACATAATGGACGGGACAAGTCTGGCGCCACTATTTCCCGTGGATCGAACGCCAACTTTTACTTTGACTACATCGCTATCGGGTATTGAGCATGGGCAAGTTTTACAGTCGTATCGATGATACTCGGGGTGGCTTTTTTGACTCGGACACTCATGGGCAAATGGGAAGTCCTGGCTGCACAATTCCGAACGGAGCCAGGGAAATCACAGATGAACTTCACGCAGACCTGGTAGCCGCGCAGAGTGATGGAAAATTGATTGTCCCCGATCCTGACGGTTATCCGATTGCGATAGACCCGCCGCCGCTGGATGTCGAGGCGCTGGAATCAATCGAGCGTGCTTGGCGCGACGGGCAATTGACCCTTACCGATCCGCTGGTATCGCGTCACCGCGATGAGGCCGAGCAAGGCGGCTCGACCACTCTAACAGCGGAGCAGTACACCGAGTTGCAGGCTTACCGGCGTCAGCTTCGTGACTGGCCACAAGGCACGCAATTTCCATTGATCGAGCATCGACCTACCGAGCCTGAATGGCTTACCGAGAACATCCAGTAATACGCTACACGCTGTAATTCCCCTGACTACAAACCCGCACGCTCGCCGATCCGGCGCGCGCGCGGCAGCCTGTGCACTGTCATTCCAATTACTGCGCAGGCAAAAACCATGGCCGATTATCTTCACGGCGTGCGGGTGCTCGAACTCAACGACGGCACCCGCCCCATTCGCACCATCCCCACCGCTGTCATCGGCATGGTCTGCACGGCCGACGACGCTGATGCCACGTTCTTTCCGTTGGACACACCAGTACTGCTGACCAATGTGCAGACCGCCATTGCCAAGGCAGGCGTAAAGGGCACCCTCGCGGTCAGCCTGCAAGCGATTGCCGACCAAACCAAACCGTACACCATCGTGGTTCGGGTCAAGGAAGGTGCTACCGAGGCAGAAACAACCTCAGCACTGATCGGTACCACCACCGCCGATGGCAAATACACCGGTATGAAAGCGTTGCTCGCTGCCAAGGCCAGAGTCGGCATGGTGCCGCGCATCCTCGGCGTGCCAGGCCTCGACAGCCAACCGGTAGCCACCGCCTTGGTCAGCATCGGCCAACAGTTACGCGCCTTCAACTACGTCAGTGCCTGGGACTGCAAAACCAAGGAAGAAGCGGTCGCCTATCGCGAGAACTTCGGTGCCCGTGAAGTGATGGTGATCTGGCCCGATTTCCAGAACTGGGATACCGCAACCGACAAAACCGTAAAGGCCTCGGCCGTCGCCCGTGCCCTTGGGTTACGCGCCAAGATCGATCAGGAAGTGGGTTGGCACAAAACCCTGTCCAACGTTGCAGTGAACGGTGTAACCGGCATCAGCGCCGACGTGTTCTGGGATCTGCAAAACCCGGCCACCGATGCCAATTACCTCAACGGCAACGAGGTCAGCACCCTGATCAACGAAAGCGGTTTCCGTTTTTGGGGCAGTCGCACTTGCAGCGACGATCCGCTGTTTGCTTTCGAGAACTACACCCGCACCGCGCAGATCCTCGCCGACACCATGGCCGAGGCGCAGATGTGGGCCATCGACAAGCCCATGAACCCCTCCCTGGTGCGCGACATCGTCGAGAGCAATAACGCGAAGTTCCGCGAGCTGACAGCCAACGGCTACCTGCTCGGTGGCAGTTGCTGGTACCCGGAAGACGTCAACGATAAAGACACCCTCAAGGCCGGCAAGCTGTACATCGACTACGACTACACGCCTGTACCACCGTTGGAAGATCTCACGCTGCGCCAGCGCATCACTGACCGCTATCTCATCAACTTCGCCGCCAAAGTAAACAGCTGAGCCGGGACTCCCCGAGGGGAGTCAACCCGTGCCTGAGTACCGGAGAACACCGCCATGGCCATGCCACGCAAACTCAAAAACCTGAACCTCTTCAACGACGCCAACAACTACGTGGGCGTGGTCAAGTCGGTCACCCTGCCCCCGCTCGGCCGCAAGATGGAAGCCTATCGGGGCGGCGGCATGAATGGCCCGGTCAAGGCTGACCTCGGCTTTTCAGACGACGGCATTCAGTTCGAATGGAAGACCGGCGGGCTGGATCTGATTTCCCTCAAACAGTTCGGCGCGGTCAATGCGTCGGGCGTCGCCCTGCGCTTCGCCGGCTCGTTCCAGCAGGACGACACCGGCGAAGTCAGTGCTGTGGAAGTTGTGCTGCGTGGCCGTCACGAAACCATCGAGATGGGCGACGCGCAGCCAGGTGAAGACACAGAACACAGCATCACCACCACCTGCAGCTACTACAAGCTGATCGTCGATAACGAGGAAATCATCGAGATCGACTTGCTCAACTTCATCGAAAAGGTCAACGGCGTGGACATGCTGGAGAAACAGCGCTCCGCCATCGGCCTTTGAACCCCTCCCTAAATCCATTACCTGGAGCAGCACATGAACACCGAAGAAACCAATACCGAAGCTCTGCCGGCAGTCGATGACAACATTGTCATCCTCGATACCGCGATCCTGCGCGGCAAGAGTCAGATCGACAGCCTCACCCTGCGCAAGCCTTGTTCCGGCGAACTGCGCGGCGTGCACTTGGTGGACCTGCTGAACCTCGACGTCGCCGCCCTGCTCAAGGTGCTGCCGCGCATCACCTCGCCGAGCATCACCGCCACCGAAGCCGCCGGCATGGACCCGGCCGACCTGCTCGCCTGCGGCAACAAGGTCGCGCATTTTTTGTTGCAGAAGTCGGTGAGGACGGACGCCTCCCTCGTTGCGTAGAGGACGCCATGGCCGATCTGGCCGTGGTTTTTCACTGGGCGCCGGCTGATATGGACCAGTTGGGCCTGCAAGAACTGATGGACTGGCGCGAACGCGCCAGGGTGCGGAGTTCCACCGATGGCGAATAATCTGAAACTTCAGGTACTGCTCAACGCGATTGACCGGGCGAGCGGCCCCCTGAAGGCCATCGACAAGGGCAGCATCGGCGCTGCCCGCGCACTCAAGGACGCGCGCGACCGCCTCAAGGAACTCAACGCCCAGCAGAAAGACGTCAGCGCCTGGCGCACCCAGCGCGCCGCCGCTGAACAGACCGAAACCGCCCTCACCTCGGCCCGCGACAAAGTGCGCGCGCTCAGTCAGCAGTTTGCCGCTACGGGCGTTCCGACCAAGGCTCTGGCCAAGGACTTCCGCACGGCTGTGCGTGAGGCTCAGCGGCTGAAGGAACAGCACCAGCAACAGTCGGAACAGTTGCAGGCCCTGCGATCGAAACTCTACGGCGCCGGGATCAGCACCAAAGACCTCGGCACGCATGAGCGTCAGCTGCGCGAGCAGATCGGCGCCACCAACGCGACGATCAGTGAGCAGGGCAAACGCCTGGTAGCCTTGAATGCGCAGCAGAAGCGCATGGCGATCGAGCGCAACAAGCTGGAGAAAACCCAAAGCCTGTCCAGCGACATGGCAGTCAATGGCGCTGCCGGTTTGGGGGCCGGCTATGCAATCAGCCGCCCGCTGAAACAAGCCGTGGATGCATTCGCGCCGAACGAGGATTCGGCAACTCAACTGAAGGTGTCGATGATGGACGACACCGGCAAGGTCGCTAAGGACTTTCAAAAGATCACCGATCTCGCGACAAAGCTTGGCGACCGCCTGCCAGGCACTACCGCTGACTTTCAGGAAATGATGACGATGCTGCGGCGCCAAGGCCTCAGCGCACAGAGCATCCTTGGAGGTACCGGCGAAGCGGCGGCATACCTGGGCGTGCAGTTGAAGATGCCGGTGACTGAGGCCGCCGAGTTCGCGGCGAAGATGCAGGACGCCACCCGGACGACTGAGAAGGACATGATGGCGCTGATGGACACCATACAGCGTGGTTTCTACTCAGGCGTCGACTCGACCAACATGCTGCAGGGCTTCAGCAAGATTGCCCCGGTGATGGATACCATCAAGAAATCCGGGATTGAGGCCGCCAATGAGCTGGCACCGTTGCTGATCATGATGGATCAAGCCGGTATGGAAGGAGGTTCGGCCGGTAACGCGTTCCGCAAGATCTTCCAAGCGGGCTTGGACAAAGATAACGTCGGCAAAGCCAACAACATCGCCAAGGCAACCGGCAAAGACGTGTCGTTCAAATTCACGGACGACAAAGGCAATTTCGCTGGCCTTGAAAATCTCTACGCTCAGGTTGAAAAACTCAAAGCGTTCAACGATGAAGACCGTGGCGCCATCATCAAAAAGCTGTTCGGTGACGACGCCGAGACACTGACCACTCTTAACACCATGATGAACAAAGGGCTGGCCGGTTATCACGAGGTTCAGCAAAAGCTTCAGAGCCAGGCCGACCTGCGCACCCGGGTGAACGAGCAACTCGGTACCCTGACCAACGTCATGGAAGCAGCCGAGGGCAGCTTTACCAACGCCATGGCCGAGTTCGGCGCCGCCGTGGCGCCCGAACTGAAGGACCTGATCAACACCCTGGGCGAAGTTGCAAACAAGGTCGGCACCTGGGCACGGGAGAATCCGAAACTCGCCGGCGGACTGGTCAAAGTCGTAGCCCTGGTGGCTGGTCTGTCGTTCGTATTCGGTGGCCTGGCAATTGGCATGGCCAGCTTGCTCGGCCCGTTCGCCGTGATTCGATATGGAATGGCAATGTTTGGCATGCAAGGTGGCGGCACGCTACGAATCCTGCAGAAGCTGCTGCCCACCATCACCGGTTTGGCCCGCAATGCACTCCCGATGCTGGGCCAAGGTGTTCGACTGCTCGCCAGCACTTTCAGCGGCGCATTGGTGACCGCCCTGCGAACCGTCAGCATTGCGCTCTGGGGTTTGGCCGCCAACCCGGTGGTGCTGGCCATCGCTGCGATTGTCGCGGTACTCGCCGGAGCGGCTTACCTGATCTACACCAACTGGGACGCAGTGAAGCTCTACTTCGCCAACGCCTGGACTGAGATCAAAGCCGGGTTCAGCGGAGGCATTGGCGGCATCATCACAACTCTCGCCAACTTCAGCCCCATAGGACTGATTTACCAGGCCTTTTCCGGGGTGCTGAGTTACCTCGGTGTGGATCTGCCAAGTCGCTTTACCGAGTTCGGCAACATGATCGTCAACGGCCTGGTCAACGGGTTGCTGGCGGGATTGGGGCAAATCAAGAACGCTGTCAGTTCGGTCGCTGATTCGGCGATCAACATGTTCAAGGAAAAGCTCGACATCCATAGCCCGTCCCGCGTATTCACCGCGCTCGGCGGCTTTACCATGGCCGGTCTGACCCAAGGTCTGGAAGGTGGCCAAGACGGCCCACTGGGCGCCATCACCGACATGGGCAAGCAAGTTGTATCTGCCGGGCAACGTGCGCTCGGCGCCGTGGCCGGGCCGCTGGGCGCCATCGGACTTCCGCAGTTGCCGACCGGCGCCGCCGCATCCTCTTCAGTGTCGATCGACAATCGCGCGCCGATCAGTCCGGCGCCGGCCGCAGCCTACGATAGCCACGACACCTACGAAATCAACATCCACACCACTCCCGGCATGGATGAGCGCGCCATCGCCCGCGCCGTGCGCGCCGAGCTGGCCCGCGTATCCAGCGAAAAGAGCGCCCGCCAGCGCAGCAAACTGTCCGACCTGGAGTAACCCGTCATGATGCTTGCCCTGGGCATGTTCGTTTTCAGCCTCTCCACCGCGGCCTACCAGGAACTGCAACGCCAAACCGAATGGCGCCACGCCAGCAGCAACCGCGTCGGCGCCGCCCCCGCTCGCCAATTCGTCGGCCGTGGTGATGACTCCATCGCCCTGCCCGGCATCATCCTGCCGGAACTCGCCGGCAGCGCTCTGAGCCTCGACGCCTTGCGCTTGATGGCGAACACCGGCACGGCGTGGCCGATGGTCGAGGGCAGCGGCAGAATTTACGGGCTGTGGATCATCGAAAGCCTGAGCGAAACCAAGACGATCTTCTTCCGCGACGGCACGCCGCGACGCATCGAATTCACCCTCAGCCTCAAGCGCATTGATGATGACCGTATCGACCTGATCGGCGCCGGTACCAGCGCTGGCGTCAGCATCATGAGGAATCTGCTGTGATTGATGCAGCCCTTTCCCGGGTCACCGGTTTCCTGGACAAGACCATCGAACGCTACAAGCGCGAGGCGGGTTACCCGGTGCCCGCGTTCCGCATCACCGTGGACGGCAACGACATCGCCCAACTGATAAGCCCGCGCTTGATGAGCCTCGACCTGACCGACAATCGCGGCATCGAGGCCGATCAACTGAGTATCACCCTCAGCGACCACGACGGACTGCTCGCCATCCCGCCCAAGGGCGCGGTGGTTCGGTTGTGGCTCGGCTGGAGTGATACCGGACTGGTCGACAAAGGCACCTACACCGTCGATGAAACCGAACACTCCGGCTCCCCCGACGTGCTGAGCATCCGCGCCCGCTCGGCAGATCTGCGCAAAGGTCTGAAGACCAAACGCGAACGAAGCTGGAGCAACACCACCCTCGGCGACGTGCTGGGTGAAATCGCTCTGGGCAATGGCTTGACCGCGACCATCGCCGGCGCGCTCGACGGTTTGCCAATACTGCAACTGGACCAAGCCAACGAATCCGACGCCAACCTTATCAGCCGCGTCGGCGAAGAGTTTGACGCCGTGGTCACCGTCAAAGCCGGTAGCCTGCTGTGCATGCCAGCCGGCGGCGGCAAGACCGCCAGCGGCGCCGAGCTGCCCCACATCACCCTCACCCGAGCCGACGGCGACCAGCACCGCTATCTGCAAGCCGACCGTGATAGCTACGACGGCGTGCGTGCCTACTTTTACGATGTGAACAGCGCCAAGAAACAGGAGGCCATCGCCGGCGGCGGTGAGAACCTCAAGGATCTGCGTCACACTTTCAGTGATCGCCAGTCAGCCCTGCGTGCCGCGCGGGCCGAGTTCAACCGCCTGCAACGCGGTAGCGCGACGCTGAGCTATACCCTCGCCATGGGCCGGCCGGATCTGATACCTGAGCTGACCTATACGCTTGAAGGGGTGAAGCCTGAGATTGACGAGATCATCTGGTACGGCGGGAATGTGCAACACATGCTCAGCGCAGACAGCGGTTACACCGTCAGCCTTGAGTTGGAGAGCAAGTTGCCGGAGGATACTTTGGAGGGACTGGTAGAAGAGAACAAGGGGGACACCACGGGGATCATCGCTTACTACCGCGACAAGAAAACAGGGAAGGAAAAAACCGTTTCCGCTGGAGATCAGAGCAAGCCAAGGCGGTTGCACTGGTTATATGCGTCAGAGAATACGGCGAAACGGGCTGTGGATCGAGAGTTTAGAAGACTGGAAAAAAGCTAACACATGAACATAATAGCGACTTTCCAAGAATCGGGAACAGTGTAAAAATGGAAACTCTATCATTTAATAGATTCAGCGAGTTCGAGTCGTGGATTGAAAACCTACGTGCCGAACAAAAAAAAAGCAAAGGCGAGTCTTGGAAACACTACTCAGACTTACTATTCCGAGGACATGCAGATGCAAATTGGTCGCTTCTCACCACATTAGAAAGATACTCACCAAAAACAATATCGCTTGATAAATACCTATATAGCGCAGACCGGGTGAAACTCCAAGCGGAGTTACACGCGGGAAAGAAATGGGACCCGATTCTAAAAGATGGATCTATCATTCGAGATTCAGAGCATAGCTATTACGCTCCACTCCCATCTATAGAATACTTAGTGCACTTACGCCACCATGGCTTCCCGTCACCATTGCTCGATTGGACACGCTCCCCATACATTGCAGCTTTGTTTGCCTATTCGGAATGCGCGAATGATGCAGAAGGCGACATCGCTATATTTATATACCAAGAATATCTAGGCTCCGCAAAAAGCTACGCTGGGGGCGGTCCATTCATTCAAAGTATTGGGCCATATATAGACACTCATAAAAGACATTCTATTCAACAAGCTCAGTACACACTATGCTTAACCTTCTCGTATGAGCACGGAAGAAACCATTACTTTACGCACCCTCACGAAGAGTACACCAGTCCTCAACGCTATGACCAAATGTATAAAATCACCCTTCCAAAGAGTGAAAAGCTTGAAATATTAGCAAAGCTAGACCAGTTCAATCTAAACCTATATTCTTTATACGGAAGTGAAGAATCCTTAATGTCTACATTAGCACTGAGAGAATTTTACCTAAAATAAAAACCCGGCGAAAGCCGGGCCACTCAAAAAATCAGTTTACATATTCAATATCATCAGCCAAGGCTTCCAGCATAACCTTTAGGTCAGCACTGTATAAAAGCTTATGCGCATTCAAACTAACTTTTATTCCAGCGTAAATTTTTACAGCAATCAATAATCGCAATGCAAAAGTGGCCGTGTTAGAGATAGACCGTAACTGCCCCTTCAAAAGCATACAACTAACCTTTTCATTTTGCGGGCCGTATTCACACGTTACATACGGAATAATTCTTACCGTGAAAATATTTAAAACCATTTGAAGTTCACTGAGAAAACTCGCCAAATCCAGCTCCCTGTCGGCGCCTTCCGCACCCTTCACAAGATCCTCCATTTTACTAAAGCACTGATCCAGTCGCCTCCAGTACGGCGCCTCTCCTTGTACAAACTCTAGGGCTTCGAAATTGTTATTTGGAAACAACCGCATATAAAGATAACCAGCGTCAATATACACCTTGCTTTCACCAGAGGTTACCGCTTCAATTTCGCAAAAATTGTCCACCAACTTATAAAAACCTTCGCGATGCTTGAGATAATTACCGACTCTATTATTACTCACAGCCTCACTATACTGCTTTTGACCATGTCTAATTTGAATATAAGCTTCCTTTGAGCGCTGAACGGCTGCCACCATAGCAACAAGAGGCAAGGACAATCCCATTATTGCAATTGGAACCTTAAACGCCTCCACAAAATAATTCACACACTTAGAATCAAAACACAACCCTCCAAGATCTGAGCTTGCCCAGACACCTACAGCGAGACACAACCCAACTGAAATAGGCACTAAAATCGCCAACCAAAACCAAAGGGTTCTGAATAAGGGCTGATGTTTCAATTCTTCGTCCACAAAGACACCTCTTAAACATTAATTTGCAGCCAATAAAACCCTCAAAAACTATAAATTTCGCTTTCAACAGTAAATAACAAAAATTTAATTGAGAAGTTTAATTCCTTGAGTCCTTGCTGAAGGCCTTAGCAACTCGCCAAGGCCTTTTCAAAAGGCCTTACTTCGATGACTGCACCAGCACCTCCATGATCCTCAGCACATCCTGCCGCTGCTGGTCATCCAGCTTCGCGAGAAGCTGCAAAAAAAGGTGCTCCAAAGGGGTAAGGTTTTCCATCATACGTACTCCATTTCCTTGTGATGGGCGGGGCACTTTTCGCAGCACCTGAACCGCCCGGGAGTCACCCATTCTCAGCACGTTTTCTCGTGCCACCAGCCCCACCAAATCACCTAGGTCTGGAGTAATGGGTGTCGCCTCCCAGATGGCAACTCCCGTACTTCTGCACCACTTTGGAAATGTAAGTAGTAGTTGCGCCAGCGTTACAGTGTCGGACGCGGTGGCAGGGTCATATAAACACCATTCTCACCCCATCCCTGCAAGTTCCCCTTTGCATCGACTATGTAGTACTCATCGAACATATTGTCTGGCTCATCCAAGCGTAGTCCACCATCAGCAAGCTTCTTCGCTCGATAGCTATATGTATTTTTCCCACCACTTGCGAAGATTTGGTCCATGGAATATTTGCCATCGCGTTTATACAACACGACCAAATGACCAAGAGCACCGTCGCGCAACCAGGAACCAAGCCGATCTGGATACTCCTTCAGGTCCAGCCCCTTCAGAGCTTCATAGTCCTGCGCGCTAAGGCCGATGAGCGAGCTTTTGTAGTCAGGGTCAAAACTAGCATTGGCCCAGTAGGCCTTGTCGTTTTGGCCTTCGATCCTGAAGCCAATGAATGTCTTCTTGGGCTTCGACTTTGTATCGGCGCGAACGGCCTTGGCTACTTCAGCCAGCTCCGCGTCACTTACACGCTTGGGTAAAACGACCTCAACTTTACGAGGTCGTCCCTCTTGGAAATCGTCTTTAGTGATCGTGTAAGCCTTGGTCGCAACACTCTGCGTGACCTTTTCGACAGGCTCGTCTTCATTACCCCGAGAGCACATCGACACTGTCACAGCGATGATGATTACCAGAATGACAAACCCGCCGATCTTCTGGCCCAGGGTGACTCCCGGATCTGCAACGCCACAGCTGGGACAAACCTTCGCTGAAATATCTACTTTGTGTTTGCAAGACTTACAGGGCTTCAAAGCCATTCGAATCGCTCCTTTCTATATCCATGAAAAAGCCGGCCATCGTGGCCGGCGTATTGCATCCACTCACCCGAGCTGAGTTTGCTCTGGCTAGTTGTTTTCCTCTGTCACATCACGCTTGCGGCCTTCGCAAAAGCCGAAGCCATGCGGAACAGAACATCCCGATCTGGTTCGCCAATGTGCTCATAGACCTCAAGAAACTTTGCTGCCTCGGTACTGATACTTCCTGCGGCGGTAGGTTTGCGCTCACCAGTCACGACATAAAGAACATCTATGCCCAATTCCGCTGCCGCTGCCAGGTACTTGGCGTCGGGGCTACCCGAACCTTTTTCGTAATTTATTTGGGTGGTTTTACCCACACCGCCAGCAGCACCTAAATCAGTCTGGCTGAGGCCTAAACGCGACCGTTCTTCCTTCAGCCGTTCACCGATGGTCATATTTTTTGAACCTCAAGCATTGACAGGTTCAATTAACTGAACCAATATCATCAAACCATTACGCGAAATCACACGAATTTGAACTATGCACGCCACCTACGCACCCGAGCAAGCCTGCCAGGCCGCTAGAACGCGACTGGAACGCAAAGGCATTTCCGTAAAGGACTTTGCCCTTCAGAACGATCTGCACCCTTCAACCGTTTACGCGGTGTTGAACGGCCAGAAGAAGTGCCTGCGGGGCGAAGCTCACCGCGCCGCAGTACTTCTCGGTATCAAAGACTGCGTGATTGAAAACTAAGCCCGTTGGCTCAGGGAGGAAACCAGAAGATGAAACGTCCAGTTCTAGCCAACAGGAAAGACGTGGTCAGCGCAGTAATCGGTGCTTATCAGGGAGGCCGCATTTACGCCGCTGCCGACTTGGGAATGCCGCTTAAAAAGTTCGACAACCAGGCTTATGAAAACGCCGGCAGCCGACCGCTGAGCGACGACCACATTCATCGTCTCGAACAGGTCGCAGGAACGACGTTCCTGCCGGACTACATCGCTGCCAAATACGGCGGCATGTTTGTCCCGCTGACCGCGTCGGCTGACCTGGACAACGTCGAGTTGTACAACCGGTCAGTCAAAGCCGCCGCCAAGCGCGGGATGGTTGATCAGATCATTGCCAAAGCACTCGACGACGGTGTCATTGAGTCCTGCGAAGCCCAAGCAATCATCAACGCTCTGGTGCACTACATGTCCGCCCGCTACGCCGAAGTGCTGGCCACCATTCAATTGCACGGTCGGGGGTTCGCCGGGTGAGCACTTACAAACTTGTCTGCCCGCACTGCCTCGGTCGCATGCGCATCCGCACCAGCGAAGGCACACACATTTTCCTGCGCGTGGCCTACCTGCAATGCACCAACGAGGCTTGCGGCTGGTCGGTGCGCGCTGAGTTCGAAATGACCCATGAAATGAGTCCCAGCGGCATGGCCAACCCGTCGGTACGTTTGCCCATCGCCGATATCGCCCTGCGCCGCGCCGCGATGAAGACCGCCAACGATCAACCCGACCTGCTCGACCAAATGGAAATGGAGTGTGCGCAATGAACCACGATCAGTTGACCCACGGCTACCGCAGCAGCATGCAACGTGCCGCGTTCGCTTACCTGCAACGTCACGAAGCGCAATACCTGGCGGACTCGGACCTGCTCTATGAAAACTGCGTTCGCCACTTGGCCACGTCGCTGGAAGTGCCTGTCTTCATGGCCGAGCGGCTGGTGCACAACGCATGGACTGAATTACAGGTGATCAATCAGCGCAAGTGGATCGGTGTCGACTGGGGCAACAGCCCCGGTTGCACGGTCGTGCACCTGATCGACACCCGTGCCGACCTGCGCTACCCGGTACCGGCGAGGCTGCTGCCGCAGACCCTGCTCGCCCAGCGCGATTCCGCGCACAAGCACCACCCTCAGTAACCCCTTTTTTAACACCCCGCCCTGCCCCGCTTCCCGTGGGTTTGGGTGAGCTTTGCCTGAAATCCGAGGTGGATCATGGAAATCGACATCGCCATCACCGCAAAACTGCCCCGTGCACAGGCCGAAGCCCTGCTCCAGGCACTGCGCGCTCAGTACTCGATGCAGTTCAACGAGCACTGGTATGACGACCGCTTTCGCATGATCCCCGAGGGTTTACGGCACGGCTCGCTGCTGTCGGCCTTCCCGGTAATGGCCGCGCAAAAACGCCTGATTGGCGCCCTTAAACACAGTCTCGGCGAAGTGAAGTAAGCCCCGATGAACATGAAACACGATTTGCGCGCCGACATTCTGCAGCGTCTTGAGTCCGACTACGGCCTCAAGCACAAGGCCGGCAAGTACATGCGCCAGGGCGAATGCCCGGCATGCAAGAAAAAGGAGCTGTACGCCTTCCACGATGACCCGTGGATGATCCGTTGCGGCCGGGGCAAGTGTGGCCAGACCTGGCACGTCAAAGAAATCTACGAAGACCTGTTCGAAGACTGGAGCAAGCGCGCCCCAGCGAGCGAGCAACACCCCAGCGCCACCGCCCGTGCGTATCTGGAATTTGCCCGTGGCTTTCGGCTTGATCTGATTCAAGGCTGGTTTACGCAGGAAACGTATTTCTCCGGCGAGCTGAATGCCGGCAGCGCGACGGTGCGCTTTGCACTGGAGAAAGGGGGCTACTGGGAGCGCCTGATCGACCGGCCGCACCGGTTCGGCAAAATGAAAGCGCGGTTCAAGCCCGGAGACAGCCCGCGTGGATACTGGTGGTGCCCGCCATGTGTCGAGCTGCTGGACGTCAAAGAGCTGTGGATTGTCGAGGGCATCTTCGACGCCATCGCTCTGGTGCACAACGGTATTGCAGCCGTGTCGGCGATGTCGTCGGCCTTCTTCCCTGAAGAGTCTCTGAAAGAGCTGGCTCGGCAGCGCGGCGGCAAATTGCCCAAGCTCATTTGGGCACTGGACAACGAACCCGGGGCGCACAAATACACCAAGCGTTGGGTGCGTCAGGCGCGCGCCCTGGGCTACGAGTGCGAAGCAGCGCAGATCCCGCAATCGGACAGCCGCAAGGTCGATTGGAACGATCTGCATCAGCGCTGGGCCTTCATTGACGGCGAGAGCGAGCGCGCTGAGCAGATCGAAAAGGACCTTGCCACCGCCCGCTATCACGGCTCCTTGCTGATCGCCGAAAGCGCGTCTGAGAAAGGTGTACTGATGTACCAATGGCGCGAGCGCCACGAGTTTCACTTCGGCTTCGACAGCCGACTCTACTGGTTCAAGATGGACCTGGAGAAATTCAACAAGGCCATGCAGGCGCTGGAGTCCTCCGATCGCCACGAAGACCAGCTGCTGAACGAAAAGCAGCGTCGCGAAAAGGCCTTACGCCAATGCGGTGGCGTGGTGGAAATCGCCAACTGCTACCCACAGGCGTTGTACTTCCAACGCAACGAAGTCACCGACGAATCCTGGTACTACTTCCGCGTCGATTTCCCGCACGACAGCGGCAGCGTGAAGAACACCTTCACCGGTGGCCAAGTCGCGGCCGCCAGCGAATTCAAGAAACGCTTGCTCAGCATGGCCGCCGGCGCCGTATTCACCGGCAGCGGGCAGCAGCTCGACAAGATCATGAAGGATCAGCTGTTCGGCCTGAAGACTGTCGAGACCATCGACTTCATCGGCTACAGCAAACTGCACGGCTGCTACGTCTTTGGCGACCTCGCGGTACGCGGCGGCATTGTCAGCGTGGTGAACAAGGAGGACTTTTTCGAGTTCGGCAAGCTGCGGCTCAAGACACTGCAAAAGTCGATCGCCATGCACATTCAGCGCGACAGCAAGCAATACCGCACCGACTGGTTGCCGATGCTGTGGCTGTGCTTTGGTGCCAAGGGCATTGTCGCCCTGGCATTCTGGTTTGGCTCGCTGTTCGCCGAGCAGATCCGCGCGCAGTACAAGTCCTTTCCGTTCCTTGAGGTGACTGGCGAGGCCGGCGCCGGCAAGACCACGTTGCTGACTTTTCTCTGGAAACTGCTCGGCCGCGAGCATGAAGGTTTTGACCCGTCGAAATCGACCCGTGCCGGTCGACAGCGCGCCATGGGCCAAGTCTCCAACATGCCGGTCGTGCTGATCGAAGGCGACCGCAACGAGCCGGATAAAGCGCACGCCAAGGGCTTCGACTGGGACGAACTGAAAGACTTCTACGGCGGCGGCACGCTCGGCACCAAAGGCATGAAAACCAGCGGCAACGAGACCTACGAACCACCGTTTCGGGGCGCCATTGCGATCAGTCAGAACGCCGATGTCAGCGCGTCCGAAGCGATCCTGACCCGGATTATCAAATCGCACTTTGCACGCCCGGAGGTCACCACCGAGAGCCGTGCAGCGGCAGACAACCTGAACCTGATTCCGGTTGAACAGTTGAGCCACTTCCTGCTGCTCGCCGTGCGCGCCGAAGCGCAGGTGATGGCCAGGTTCTCCGAACGCGTGCTTGTCCATGAGCAGCAACTGCGCAAGCTCAAAGAAATTCGCGTGGAACGGATCATCAAGAACCACAGCCAGTTGATGGCCCTGGTCGACTGCCTGCGCCTGGTCTGCCCGCTTGATGACAACCACGTCGCCACGACCCATCAGGCCCTGATGGTCATGGCGCTGGAGCGGCAAGCCGCGATCAGTGCGGACCACCCGCTGGTTGCCGAATTCTGGGAAGTCTACGAATACCTCGAAAGCCTGGGCGAAGGTCCGCAGGTCAACCACAGCACCGACCCGAAACTCATCGCGATCAACCTCAACGAGTTCGCCGAGAAGGCCAGCGAGCATCGGCAGAACCTCGCCGATCTCAAGACTTTGCGCGGGCTGCTGGTTAACAGCCGCAGCCACAAATGGCTGGAATCCAACAAGGCCGTGTACAGCGCGGTGCGCGCCTCACAAGCCGCCGGCAACGCGATGTTCAACAAACCCACCACCGTGCGCTGCTGGATTTTTCAGAGCGCGTAAACCGCAACCAGCGCTGCAACGCTGGGCACATTCCAAAGGAGAAGCACCATGCAAGTATACATCATCACCGGCGGCGCCGGCACGGGCAAGACGACAAAACTCAGATCGATCGAGGCGCAGCAACTGGCCGAAGGCAGACAGGCCGGGATCATTCATGCGGATGCGTATTCGCATCACGGTCTGCTCGGAATCATGGAGGTCAGGCTAGAGCGCGGTGAGCGGACGCTGCTTGTCGATGACTGCTCGATCAACCAGATCGATGAGGTTTTGCAGTGGCAGAAGGAGGCCGCAGGGAACGAGCAGCTTGAAGACTTGGCGATTCACCTGGTTCGCCGCGCCGGCTGAACAACGAGTGCATGTCGAAAAGAATTGGTGTCGAGGGGCTGCAACCCCTCGACACCGACCGCCCCAAAGGAGAAGCACCATGCAAGCACAAAACCCAAGTGGCAGCGACACAGAGGCTACCACGAACGCCTTCAAGGTCGGCGATGACGTGACTTTCGTCGCTGCACGCAGCACCGGACACAGCGTCAGTCTCAGCGTTCGCGAAGGGAAGATTGCTGAGATCGACAGCGCAACGGCGATCGTCAAACTTCGCAATGGTCGCACCAGTGTGCAGCCGTTGAACAAGCTGACTCGCCAGGGCGAGCGCAACGCCCTCACCCGCGCTTTGCTTGGGGACGCCTGATGCAACCCTCAGCCAATTCTGTGGCACGCACACGCCCGCCCATGGCGAGCCATCGGCTTGACCTCCCCAGTTGCTGCGACATCTGCGGCAAAGCCCGATCCACCCGCAAGCATCAGGCCTGTAGTCGGATCCGACAGCAGCGCAAGTCTGCCGAGTGGGCTGAGCTGATGGCGGTACGGGCAGAAGCGAAGAAGAACAAGCCACGGCGCTACGCGCGCTGATTTGAATCACTGGGCGAACAACGGGGAGCTGCAACTCCCCCATCGCCTGTAAAGGAAGAAGCACCATGCTCAAGCGAACACTCAAACACTTTCACTTCTGCTGCGGCCTCGGTGGCGGCGCCAAAGGTTTCAACAAATCCAAGCCCATCGTGGGCAACATCCAAGGGGAATGGCGGTGTATTGGCGGCATCGACATTGATGCTGCTGGTCTGGCCGATTTTGAGCGATTGAGCGGGGTCAAAGGCACGCTGTTGGATCTGTTCACTCGCGATCAGTACATCCGCTTTCATGGGAAAGAGCCGCCACTTGGTTGGCGTGAGGCGACCGTTGAGGATGTTCGACGTGCGGCCAACTACCAGCGGCCCGACGCTGTTTTCATTTCCAGCCCGTGTAAAGGCGCTTCGGGCTTGCTGTCGGAGAAGATGAGCCTTACGCCGAAGTACCAAGCACTGAACGAGCTGACTTTGCGCTGCATCTGGTTGTTTGGTGAAGCCTGGAAGGATGACCCGGTCCCGTTGTTGGTGTTCGAGAATGTGCCAAGACTGGCGACTCGCGGCCGGCATCTGCTGGACCAGATCAACAAGGTGCTGTCGCATTTCGGTTACGCAGTCGCTGAAACTACTCACGACTGCGGCGTCATCGGCGGTCTGGCTCAGAGCCGAAAGCGCTTTCTGCTGGTAGCCCGTCACATCGAAAAGGTGCCGCCGTTTCTGTACGAGCCAGAAAAGAAGACGCTCAAGTCTGTTGGCTCAATCCTCGGTCGCATGCCGCTCGCCGGCGATATCGAGGCCGCCGGCCCGATGCATCGGGTACCGGCGCTGCAATGGAAAACATGGGTTCGACTCGCCCTGGTCACCGCTGGCAAAGACTGGCGCAGCCTGAATGATTTAGCGATCGAGGACGGCTACCTGCGGGATCTGGTAATTGTTCCGGAATACCGTGCGGGTTACCTAGGCGTGCATGAATGGCAAGACACCGCCGGCACAGTTGCTGGGCGCAGCAGCCCAACGAACGGTGCGTTCTCGGTAGCCGATCCACGCGCCCGAGAAGGATCCCTGCAATACCAGCAGTACGGCGTGCGTCGGTGGGATGAAACCAGTGGTGCGGTTATCGGCGTCAAGTCACCCGGGCAAGGAACGTTCAGCGTTGCTGATCCCCGCCGGCCTGGTGACGGCTTCGGCAAATACCTGGTTTCGCCGTGGGATCAGTCGACAGGAACAGTCATCGCCGGCAGCACCACCGGGCAAGGCGCATTCGCGGTTCAGGACCCTCGGCCAGGCATGAAGCGCACGAAGGGCGATGCCTACCTGACTGGCGGTCACTACGGCGTTGTAGGCTGGAACGAGCAATGCGGAGCCGTGTCGGCCAGCGCCAAGCAGGACAACGGGCGCTGGTCGGTGGCGGATCCGCGCATGCCAGAGGCAAATGACCGGTTGACCTGCGTGATTGAAAGTCTAGACGGCACTTGGCACCGCCCCTTCACCACGTTGGAGCTGGCCGCGCTGCAAAGCCTGATCGAACCGGAAGAACAGTTCGAGCTGGACGGTCTGAGTGATCAGGCATGGCGTGAAAGAATTGGCAACGCGGTGCCGCCGCACGCCGCCGAAGCAATCGCTGATGTGATGGGTACCACGCTGTTGCTGGCTGCCTCCGGCGAAACTTTCATGCTCAACAGCATGCCGATCTGGGTTCGCCCGATAGCAGTAGGCCTGAGCGTGGCACAACAGGAGGCCGCGCTATGACTGTTTTCCTATTGCTGTATCTGTGCGCGGACGCAACTCGGACGGATTGCCAGGTGTTGCCGACTCAAAGCTGGAAAGGAGATACCGCCTACGAAGAATGTCTCGACGCTATCCCCGGCCTGACTAAAGCGCTGACAGCGACCAACCGGGAGCGGCACCGATTTGTCTGCGACGTCCTTACTGGGACTGAAAATCCGGTGGAGGAAGTTGCACGGCCGAGGTTCATTCATCAATCGTTTCGGATGTGAGGGGAGCATCATGAACACAGCTTTCATTCTGATGGCTCAGTACGACGGCCAGGCAATTATCCCGCTTGATCGGGTGTGCCGTGACTACTTCACACACCTGACGCCCGAAATGTTCCAGCGCAAGGTTTTGAGCGGCCAGATCAATATCCCGATCACCCGGCTGGAGCCGAGCCAGAAGTCCGCCAAGGGCGTTCACATCGGAGACCTGGCGGCATACCTCGATCTCCAGCGCGCCGCCGCGGTGAAAGAAAACAACCAGCTCAACGGCTTAAAACCCGCCTATTGAGCCACTTCATTGATGCGGCGCCCAGTTGGACGGGCGCCCTCAATATCTTTTCATGCCACTCCCACCCCACATATCGATCACCCTTACCACGCAGATGGGTGTAGCGTCGCAGCGAATTCCAATCCCTGTGCCCCGACACGCTCGCTACGCGCGGGATGTCCCAGTCCATTTCAAACAGGCGGCTGACACCCTCGTGGCGAAGGTCGTGAAAGTGCAGGTCAGCGATACCCAAAAACTTGCAGGCCTTCGCCCAGGAAGTGGAAATAGACTCGGGGCTGTACGGAAAAATATCGTCGCCGGCCTTTGGCATTGTCTGGAGTATCTGCCACGCCTCATCTGGCAAGTAACACCAGACGTCATTGCCGATCTTCTGCCCGGGGTTCTTCATGTCCCGGACCAGGACTCGCTGGCCAGCCTCGTCTACGTCCGCCCAGCGAATGCGGGTGATTTCATCGAGACGGCGGGTTGAGAACAGGGCGAAGCCTACGACCTTCAGCATGTTGGTGACACTTCGACGCCGCGCCTGCATGTCCTCATAGTGGGTCATGATCTTGCCCAACTCATCCAACGTAGGGCGCCGATCCCGCTCGCGACTCTTGAGGTTGTAGCCGAGTTTGCGCAGCACTCGCCGCGCTCCAGCCATGGCCAGCGGATCGACCTGATAACCCCATGCGTCCCTTGCGATGGAAAGCACGGCGCCGAGGTGCGCGAGATCGTTGCCAGCGGTTTGCGCCTGGACGCCTCCCCCTTCGCTACTCATCCGCCACAGGGCGAAGTCCACCAGGCACTGCGTATTGATGTCGGTATCGTTGAGCTTGCCGAAGTAGCTGGCACCGATGGCCGTGAGCGTGGCCTTTTTGGTTTTGCCCAGCGGCCGCGCTTTTTCGACCTCGCGAAGGTATTGATCAATCATCTCTTTGGCAGTGGCGCCCTTGCGGCTCGCCCGCTCGATCGCACCAGGCTCATCAAGTTCCGATTCACGCTTACGCGCCCAAGCCTGCGCAGCCTGTTTCCGGGCGAAGGTCTGGCTCTCTTGGTAGACTTGCACCCCATCACGCTTGATGCGGATCTGGGCGGTATAGCTCAC